GCCATCGAAAACACCGACAAGAAGTCAGTTGGGCACGATAAATACTTGTTACCGCCAGTAGTTACGCCTGTGACGTTCTTGCGCAACGCCGGAATCTGCACCGTGTTGTAGATGCGCTCTTCCGCCTGTGTAATAAACAGGTTGATCTGATCAGTGCCGTCAGACGAAATAACGCCTGTCCCTGCTACGTCAGTCCAAGTATTCGTTGGAAAGTCGTTTTGCAGGTAGTTTTTGACCGCAATAAACAACTCGTTATACGTCATGATTAACCCATCGGGCCTCTTGCCATTACACCCTTAGTCGCAGCACCCGTGCCACGAATCTTGATGCCGGTCGTCTTAGTCTCTTTATAGTTACCCTTAGAGATACCCGCAACTGATGGGTTCATCTCGGTCATAACTTTAGCGCCTGCCGTATATGGCAGATCAGCTTTAACTTTTTTACCGTCCATAGTGTGTGGCTCCGCGTAAACAGCAGCTTGGCCTACTTCTTTGCCGCCCTGCTTTTGTGAGTATTTAGCCATGATCAGCCCGTTTTCTGGTTAGCAACTTTAGCCAGCCCACGGCCCAAAGCCATTCTCTGGTCAGTAGTTACGCCGCCTTTAGCCATCTTCTTGGCTCCGTGCATACGCTTCTCGTGGCCTTTGACTGCCTGCTCAGCGACGCGCTTCATTGATGCTTTCTTGTCCATGATTACCCCTACGAGATTGTTACACTACCGATCTGAGCGGGTGACGTTAAGTTGTTTGGCGTCAGTCCCGCATCGCTTCCACTTGCCCCGCCTACCGGTGCCCAGCCCCACTGGAATATCCGGCTACCGCCTGACGGATCGCCGAAGTCCGTGTTCAACGTCAACTGCAACCCAGTATAGCCAGCTTGCCTATAACTCACATCCGGTCTTGGCTCTCTTACCGCCTGCGGGTCTTGCACCGGATACATACCTAACTGCAACTGCGGCTGATCTGGTTCCCAGCATGTCGGGCACACCTTGATCGTAACCTGCTTGGTCTTAATAACCAACTTCTTCAAGACCTTCAGCTTAAATCTGAACCCGCAGCGGTCACATTCCGCAATCGAATTCTTACCGCTGGAAAACCTGTTTCCCATAGTTAAGAGATGAAATACTCACGTGGCACAAAGCGATCCGCAGCCTTCTCGCGATCTTCGGTTGATGCCAACTCCCAAGCCTCGTCGTACTGCATCTTGAGGATATTCAATCTGTCTAACGACACGCCTTCTTTCTTAATCGCAATCATATACGCCAACCCTGCCACCAAGCAGTTCTGGAAGCGGAACGGGATGTCGATCACGTTCGTGCCGGTACCGGCGTCAAAAATACGCTTCAAGCGCCAGTAATAGAACACATAGTACGGCTGCTGAGTCGTGCCTTGATCCGGCGCAGGCCACACATTAATCTGTGGATTCTTAGGTGTAGCCGCCTCAGACCCAACCTTTTGCCCCGACTGGCGGTTAATCCACACCTGAATCGGGCGACCTTGCGCCAACTTATTCGGGATCGTCGAGTAGGTCGAGACCGAGATACGGGTGATGTTCAGATCAGTCTGGTTAGGGCCCTGTCCGGAATCAGTGCGAATAACATGTTCAATAAGATCAACGGTATCCACAGGTAGATCATACGTAGTTACCCCTTGAGCCAAGTTAATCGAGCCCTGCTCGACAGTCCACAGGTTGATACCACGGTTCGCCCACTCACCGATCAGGAAGTTCAGCGACCGACGTGCAGTACGGAAGTCGTAGCCAGTACGTAGCTCCAAGCCACAACGCTCGAACGCCTCTTCGAATATCTCGTTGAGGTCAGGATTAAAGCTAGTTGTGTCGGTTGTAAAAGCCATTATCTAAACCTCGCGGTCTTCTGGGCTATGCGTTTTGGTTGCGCGACGAACTGCTTTCCACTCTTCTTCCCCGCCCTCTTCGCCTTCGTTGTCGCTGCGTACTCGGCTGGGCTTAGAGCTTTGATAGCGCCTTCTGGCAGGTACCTTTCGCCAGTCTTCGACGATGGCTTGCCACTCTTTGTGCGCCATTTCTGCTCCGTCCACGCCTTCAGGCTCTGCTGTGGGGCTTTCATCTCACTTCATCTTCTTTAGCGTCTGGGCCAGTCTTGCTCTCTGGCCTAGCTTGCCGGGTTTCTTTGCTGCCGCTGCGAGCTTCTTCGCTGGGATTGGCTTGCCTTCTTTTGCGCCAAGCTGAGAACGCAACGCGCCGGGTTTCTTGATCGCTGACTGTATCCACTTTTTTGTAGACCCGCCTTTCTTCATACCCTCAACGCCACGGCCTTTCAGCACGTCGGCTTGTGTCACTTTGCCGTCGCCGGTTAGGTCAGGAAACTTACTAGCCATCTCACACCATCCTTCCACGGGTTTTACCGCGCTGGGCTACGCCGTCTGCACGGGCTGATGCTGACTTTACCGCACCGCCTTTTTTGTACACCTTCTGTGGGTTCATCTCACGGAGCAGACTACCGGCCCCGCTTTCACCCCTACCCCCACGAGCCTGCGCCGTAGGGCGTCGCTCAACTTCATCAACTGCTGGGTACTCCGTTACCTTAACACCGCCAACCATCTTTGTGACTGCGCCCTTTTCCGCTTGGTCTCGGGCCGTCTTACGCTCGTCGTACAACGGGTCGGCTTTACGAGCCTTACGTTCCTCTTCCGCTGCAAGCTTGGCTTTACGTTCTGCCGCAGTTGCAGCAGTTCGTTGTCGGCCTTCTTCCATTTGTCGGGTAAGGTCACGAATCAAAAACTCTTTATCGAGCTTAGACTCGGTTTCAGCAAAAGCTTTCTCTGAACGAGCTTGCTCCGCCTTATCCGCTGGCGTACGCTTACCCACGATACCCGCCACCTTTTTCCTTATACTTCTTCGCCAGCAACTGAGCCTTACGTGCTGACCACTGACCTGCTGCCGTACCCTGCACCGCTTGCGCCTTGATGCTTTCAAACATCGACTTGCGCATACCCGGCTTGGTGTAGTTCCCGGCCTCGTTGACCTTCGACTTAACCGCCCCACCTTCTTTGTACTGCGTGAAGTCGGTGTTATCCCGTCGGGCCTTCTTCTTGGCCTTTGGCATCTTGGAAGGGTTAATGTCACCCATGCCGCGTGAGGCCATCATGTCAGCAAGCCTTGCCGCCGTAAGCCATCTTGACCATCTTGCCTTTAGTTTTGCCTTTAACAGCAACACCATCACGGCTAGGAGCAGCAGTCTTCACAGCGCCCATCTTCGATGCAGCGACACCGCCCTTAGCCATCTTCTTCATGCCAGTCTTGAGTTCGCCAACGATGCGCTTCTTTTCAGCCATCAGGTTGCTCTTGCCTTTAGATGTCTTCGCCTTCTCAGCGTTAACACGGCCCAGTTCTTCCAATTTATTCATACGTGATGTGTTAGCCATACCGCCTCCTGATTTAGTGAACTCACGCCCCACGGATTGAGGCACTCCTACCTTCTTGGCGAACTTAGGATTCTCAGCCACAGCCCGCATGAACTTCTCTTGCTTGTCGCTAACCGCAGGCATCAGACAATCTTCCCGCGAGTCTTACCACGCTGGGCGATACCATCAGCACGGGATGAAGCAGAACTGACTGAACCACCCGATGCGTACTTCTTCATACCTTCGCCAATCTTTTTGGGTTCGCCCTTACCCGGAAGTGGCTTTGCACTCTCACCCATTTTCTCGGGCTTGCTTTTGCCGGGGAGTGGTTTAACGTCTGGCATTTCCCCCGACAACGACTTTGTAACCTCGGCGTGGGCTTTGTTAGTTTGGTCGTCTATTTTTCGATACATTGCATCAAGTTCAGGAACAGACTCACCTTTTGCGCGACGGGCTTCAAGCTCACGAACGCGCTCTTCCATCGTTGCCATTACAGCACCCTCCCACGAGTCTTGCCGCGTTGCGCGATACCGTCAGCACGCTTGGATGCTGAACCCATAGAAGGTTTAGCTTGCTTAACTGTACCCATCTTCGATGCTTTGACTGCGCCGCCACGTTTCATGATTGGGTTGCCCATAGCGTCGTACTCAGTATCAGCGACGCCCTTGCGTCTAGCGGCTTTGGCTTTTTCTTCCGCAGCCATTCTTTCTTTACCTTCCGCAGCGAGGCGCTCGCGGAATGATTTACCAGCTTGGGCACGCTCGTTCACGCCGAGGTTCAGAGATGGGCGCTGGTACGGATCAGTCGTAGTGCCTTTTACGCCTTTCGGGTACGGCTTTGATTTAGCTGTAGACTCCGCGCCCTTAGCCTTGGGGGTGTAGTAAGTAGAAGGCGTAGTGTTAGAAGATTCACTCGTCGTATCTGCTTTTTTAGCCGGTGTTGCTGCTGCGCGGCGAGGTGCAGGCATGGCACGCTTAGCCCCTACATCACTACGCATCGCCGCTTCATCAGCACCTTCTGGGATAAGCTCATCTCGACCTTTGGAAGCAGCCATAGCGCGTTTTACTTCAGCACTTGGCTCTTCGTCGCCTCTGCCCTCGATCATCCTGCCAACATCTACCGGGCCCGAGGAATACCCAGATTTGTCTTTAGGTGCGGAGCCTTCGCTTTCACCCTTCTTCTTGCGCGACATCAGATATGCAAGTGTGCCTAGACCCGCTAGGGCACCGACAGCGCCGCCGTCAAGAAATCTTTTGGTACGGGCCGAACCTTTACTCGGCTTTGCCTTCTTCATTTGGTTTCTCCTTGCCGAGCAGCTTTTGCACGGTGTCAGTTTCGTAAATACGGATAGCGGTCCACACAATCGTAAACAGCGCAGCTATAGCCGGAAGCAGCTGAACCAGCGTGCCGACAACTGTAACTAACGACAGAGCGTCAACAACGTGTTTTGCGGTTTCGTGTTGTTCAGACATGTCAGCACTTCCATCTTTTTAGCGATGCAGCTTTCCGCGTAGGTCTGCCTTTCTCGTCTTTCATCGGCCCCGGCATTCCAGACATCCGGGCACAAAACGATTTTTTACGAGCGCCTCCCTCGGGTTGCGGAGCCTTTAAGTTGCTGCCCGTAGCAGCGTTGTATTTAGCCCGACCTTTAGCAGTTAGCCCCGCCCCTTTAGAGACCGGCAGCTTTTCACCGCGACCTACCGCAAGGGATGGGGTTTTCTTAGCCATAGAACACCGTCGCAGTTACCGATGAGCCACAACCCACAAAGATACCGTTAGGGCAGTAGATGCCTTCGCCGGGGATCAGTACAGGTAGGCCAACCGTATTAAAAGTGGTGATTTCTAGCGCAATACTGCTATACATCGTAACGTTACCGCTGGTAGTCGTAGTCGGTGCATCTGCACAAGTAAACGTGTCGTCGCCCGTCTTTGTGATCGTATACGCGCCATCCCGTGCTGTCCCTGACGTGAAGTCCAGAAACACCCGATCCCCAGTCTCAAGGCCATGATTTACTATTGTGACTGTAATTGTGGCGCTTGGGCTTGTACGGCTGTAGGTGCCAGACTTCTGTTCTACCGGGTCGCATACACAGGTACTTCTAGTAGACACAGTCGCACTTGTCACCGTAATTGACTTCAAACGTGCTGGGGCCTGCGTTACCAGCAGTCCTGTACTTGCTGCACGGGCGGACTTAACGTCTGTTTGCATCATGGCGCTACCCGTAGAAAATAGTCATCGTTATCGTGGTAGACGGCAACAAGCAAAACAGACCGCCCTGTGCAAGAATGCCTTCACCCGGAATCAGCGTGTAGAACGCCGTACCCGAAGAACAATCCAGCTCGACAAGTACTTTTGGGTACATCGTCACATTGCCGCTCGTGGTCAAACTCGCCGTGGTTACAGTAAACGTATTGGTCGTTACGTTAGATACCGTATACGAATCGTCTACCGCCGTGCCAGTCGTAAAGTCAAGACCAACCGTGTCGCCGTTCGATAGCCCATGATTAGCGATGGTAACGGTGCAAGTCGTTGACCCCGGAATATCGTACGT